AGTGTCAACAAGTGATGGTGTTTGATTAGGCATGCCACGCATTGCTTCTGTGCCTGCTCCCTCACCATAATTTATACCAGAAGTAACTACTTCATTTGGACGTTCTGTAGGAGCAGTAAGTTGTGTAATGCCAGCCATAGGAAATGGATTACCAGCCATACCTGCACCGCTTTGCTGTTCTGCTAAACCTTTGTTTTCTCCATATGCAAAACCACTATAATCTTGCTGTGGCTGTGTCATTCCTTCGGTAGCACCACCATCTGTACGCGCTGAAAGCGCACCAGGACCTGATACAGGTGCTGGATTATTAGGCTGACGATAACCTCCACGTGCCATTACTCGTCCTCCTCATCCATGTATTTTCTAACATCATCTATTGTTGGTGGTGATTGCATCCAATCAGGATACGTTTGCTTTGCAGAAAGAATGTACAAAGCATTATCAACTGTAAATCCTGCTCTACGCAATGATTTATAATATTCGTGTAGTTCAATTGCATACTGGTCTAACTTTGAGTAAGTCTCATCAGCAACTGTTTTAACCTTTGTGGTTCTCTTGCGAGGTGTTGCCATGGCTTACTCCTTAAATTGCTTGTTCCCTAGTTGTTCGTACTGCGCTTCGTCCTTGACCTTCACCTGTCATAGTGCTAAGTATTGTTTGTAAATCTGGTCTTCCCTGCGGTAGTTGTATTGGAGAACCTCCTGCTGGCGGACCAGCGGGAGCAGGGGACATTTGCTCAACCGTATTAGTTGGTTCACCAGCAGGAGGAACCTGTTGCTGCGGAGCAAAGGTTGCTTCTATTGCATCTTCTAATGCTTGTCCCTTTTGACGAGCCTTTATTACCGCAGCAATCTTACGGACTACATCTGAAGCATCCTGACCTTGAGTAGCCATTTGTGGAATTGCTTGTGTGTATGCCGTAAGTGAACCAAGTAACGCAGAGCGCATTTCTTCAATTTCAATTTTTTCTAATTCTTGTGTTACGTTAACTGTAAATGGTAGTTCTCTCATAGCCATATCTCGGCTGATGAGTTTTCCTCCAAGTGCTTGAAGCATAAAGATAAGACCTTGTGCTGGATTAAGACCAGCAAGCATGCCATAACGGACATCAGCAGAATAATCATTCTTGATGTCTTTAGTTGGCTTGTATGTAATCTCATAAGGTGAACCCGAATCTACTCCACGAATTGTTTTTTCTTCGGGATAAATCATTTCATCTACGCAAAAACAAATACTAATAATGTCCCGAAGTGTTGCAGCAAAGATTGCTTGTGCAGATTTAACTTGTGTATCAAAGGCTCCCATAAGAGCCTGCACTCCCTGACCAGTAACAATAGAAGCATCTATGTTTCCAGTACGAGATTCAGGGTATCGTGTACCAACACGTAGTTCTTGATTAAGAATGTTCTGTTCAGTAAATGCACCCTGTGGCAAAGTAAGTTCTACACGGCGAACACCTGCTGGATTGGCTGTACGAATAACAGCATCTCCGCCAAGCATAAGTTCTTGCACATCTTGTGGTAGAACAATTGGTGCCTGTACTGACTTCTCTGCTGCTTCCATTGCAAGTAATGCAAATCGGTTGCGCAGCAACTGAATACCAAGTACATCATCAAACTGTCCACGTAGTTCACCATCAATAGATGGCTTACGTGCAATAACAACCATCATCTTACCAAGTGGATTAGCAGCCTGAGAAAGAACTAAATCATTTCTACGTGGTACATAAATGATAGATTGGTCTTTGTCATAATAACGAATCATTTCAATTACTGCATTAAGGTCTTGCTTATATCCATCTGGTCCAAGAAGTTCTCTATCAAATTCTGGGAACTGAGATACCAGTTCACCAAGTGTTAAAGAGTATCTTTTGGCAAATGCCACACAACGTCCATAGCGGTCAAACTCTGGGTAAGCCCCAATAGGATTTTCTATGCGAATACGTGGCAATTTTGCTTCATCGTCTAATTCAATAATGAATGGGACGAATCCATATGTTAGATACCAGTCAGCACCTGAGTACATCTGTACTGCTAGGTCTGAGTGTTGAAAATAGTTAGAGGCAATACGAGTGCGCTTATCAGCAAAGGTACGTGCTCTATCAGATACTTGATTGGCTGCAGAACAGTTAACCGCTGGAAGCGGAGCCATAACTTCAGATAGGTCACGAGCAACAATGTCAATAAAGTTTGCTACTACGTTAGCATCAACACCTTCTGGAAAGAAATTAGGATAAACCTGAGCAATTTTTCCCTTACGTACAGCAAGTACGTCAAGGTTACGCGCATCACGTTCGTGATTGCGGTAACGCAGGGAATCAACCCGTGCTGTTACCTGCTCTATTGATAATGCCATTATTGTCCTAACGATTGATTAAAAAAATTACTTAGTATCCCAGTTCATGCCAGCGCCACCAATTGTGCCCAAAGAACCGCCACGAGGAATGCCAGCACGAGAGCGAGCAGAAACGCGCTTTTCTGATTCTTCTTGCGCTAGTTTACGAGCAGGTACTTTTGTTGTTCCCTTAGGTCCATACACTGTGTACATAGTAGGCTTTGCGTTTTTAGGTGTACTACCAGAAGCCTTTAGTGCTTTAGCATTTGCTTTTGCTGTCTTAGCAGTTGTCTTAGCAGGCTTATTAATGCTCTTAAGACGTGCTTGTTCTTGTGCAGATATAGTATCTCGTCCGCGCTTACCAGCCACAACAGTTACATTTGGACTTACTTTAACTGTCATTTTAGGAGCACCTTTTGCACTACTGCTTCTTGTTACTGGTTTTGGTGATGCCATTTTATTTATCCTTATCCGAAGTTTTCTTGCCATTGCTCTGCAAACATCTCATCGAGGTTTACTGCAAGGCGTTGATTCATCTGAGCACGAGTTGCCCAGCGATTGTTTGCGTACTGCGATGTTCGGCTTGCAGATTGCATCAGTTCGCGTATGCGAATGATGGCAAACCATAAAGCCATGACGGTATCGGTCTTACCCCTAGTCTCTGGTTTCCACGTTAGTAGTTGCTGAGTTAAGGCTTTGATACCTTCAGAACCTTCAGATGAAGGTAATTCTAATATGTTGTTTTTCTGGAACTTCTCTTCGCGGACTGTGCCAAAGAGGTTAGACATTGACGCAACGCCAAAAGAAGTGTCCCATTTATTTTTCCCTGTGAAGTGAGCATCAAGGCGTACGCCGTATCCAGCGAGCCACCCGCGTAGTTCTTCGTCAAGGGAATAGGCTTTTTGGTGGGCGTTGATTTCAACGCGGAACTCTTGCGGTTTGTATTTAATAACCAGTTCTTCAATTGTCGCCCGAATCTTTTGTGGTGTTGGTTCTTCCATGTTGACACAATCCAACACGTAAATCTTTCCGTCTGCTCTGTTGTATGCAACTACAACAAATGCAGCATTACCTGCCATAGCAGGGTCAAATCCAATTACAGTATGTAAACCCTCAACCTTAGGTGGATGTCCAGCAGTACCAGCCTTTAGCGGTCCTCGCTTGCGCATCCCATTGGTCGCTCCTTGCACGAGTGCAGGCGGGAATATGGAGTCTTCTTGGATGTCTTCTTGCTGGTAAACCAAAGCCCATGTCGAAGGTGTAACTTCGCTGCGTCTCTTGAAGAGTGCTGGACCATCCCACTTGGGATAGTACCCGTTCTCTTTAGGTACATCAGAGTCGCCATCCCAGGCAACATCTGACTCAGGCCAGAGGGTAGTCCAATTTTCCGTTTCCTCCGCATAGTCAAGTACAGCAGGCATGCCCATGTAAGTAAACGGAGTCCGACCACCAGACCAATGCTTAGGATTACGAAGTTCTTTATAAAGGTCATTTGCGGCAATCCGTGTCCCTACAACTAGTAACTTACCATTCTTGCCCAGACGGGTAATAACTTCTTTTTGCAACCAGTCCATCTGCTTATCCCATTCGTGGGCATTAGCAGTAGTGATGCAGTCGTCAAGAATAATGAGGTCGGCACGGGCACCGTAAATCTGACCGCCCATACCTAACGCCTGAAGGGTTGGGTCCTTCTCGCTAGAGTTACGCGCATCGCCCCCAAGGTAGACAGTATCGGTACGCCAAGTATCAGCGTCTTGTTTCCAACCGCCCTCAGGACCGTAAGCGGTCTGCAGTTTGAGCCAGCGGGGATGTGACAATCGTTGCTTGATAGCATATACGAACTCGCGTGCCTTATTCAATGTCTTCGATACCACGATGATGCGGATGTTAGGATTGAGAGCGATGCGGTAAGTCGGATAGTTTACGGTAATAACCGTGGACTTAGCGTGCTCAGGTGGCACGTTCACCAGTAGGCGGTTGTTCTCGCCTGGCTCATAAATCATAGATGGGTGGAGCCAAGAAGGTTCATTACCCTCTAGTAGGTCTACCCAGTCTTGATGATGAGGAAAAACCGTCTGGTCAAAAAACATCTTAGAGAAATCGGCAAATGGGATAGATTCTTTCTCAAGACCCATTGAGTCAAAGGATTGCTTACTACCCTGCTCTTTGGCTTCTTCCAGGGCACGGGCAAACTCAGGGTCACGGTTCATCCATTGGCGGACCGTATCTGGTTTCTTACCTACTGCAACCATAGCGGCTTGGACAGGTACACCCTCTTTGACCCTAGCAAGAACATCTGCTTTGGCCAGAGTTACTT